GAAAACCACCCTTCATGAAATAAAGTTACAATAAGAATAAAACGAGTTTTAGGTGGTAATATTGGCATAATGGATTTCGATTTGAGAAAGATCGAAACCAGCTCGCATAGCGAGCAAATGGATTCATATGAAATCCAAGATAAAGAATTCCGAAGAGAATCCTTTAAAAGAGGCATTAAGTCTCGTAAAATACAGAAAAGTAGAGACAAAGTTCTTTACAAACGTGGCAGCAAGAGTAATAATGAACAGAAAATGCAGCCACATTTAGGAGTAGAATTGCGCAATTATTTTACTCCATCTTTAAGTCGCATTGCCGCACTTGGAGGAATTGATCTCACTGACGAAATTGTTAGAGAGGTTGAAGGGTTGACAGCCCTATTGGTTGTGTTGTCTGGATCTAAAGATTATATGACTATGTCAGCTGGGTTATTTCTATATGTACGAGAGAAATTTCCCAAATCCATGAGCGGATGTGTTATTGGGTACATCCGTGATGCACTTGAGAATGACTTTTTCTCGCAATCTGGCACAGAAAATGCCACCAACACTAGTGATGCGAGCAAGAATGAATGGATTCAATTTATTAAAGATGTTAAAGAGAATTGGACCTTATGCAAAGGTAATAGGTTGTTTGGACAATTTTCCAAAATTTTTGGCCTTTTGGTAACTTTTGGTTTGTGTAATGCAGATAATGTTACGTTTGATATTAAGGGCTATAAGTTAATTGAACCTGATCTTCGCGTTATACATGGAGATGCTCAGGATATAATTTCTGCATGTTGTGACACAGTCGTATTTTGGGTCGAATCGTGTTACGCAGCATGGAAAACAAAGAGTTTTACTCCTTTTTTAATTGGTAACACAGATGCTTCAAATTTGGATATGGAGTACCATGAACTTGTTCGTTTTTGGGAACTCGCACGTAACGGAAATTTGTTAGGTATGCATGGGGTTACTGATGCCGAATTTGTTTCACGCCTTGAAAATATGGCAACCAAGTTGCGCAGAGTTATACCTACATTGCGTGGACTTGACAAGCAGGTCGTTGAGAGGAAGTTCAGTAACATTCTTTCTATTATTAATGATCATTCTATCTCTAAGATGGCGGCGGGCTATAGGCGTGCCCCATTTGCTATAGAATTCTTTGGACCTAGTAGTCAAGGCAAAACTTTTTGTGCCGAACAAGTGACTGCGGCATTATTTGCTTCAGCTGGTATTGACAATTCAAAAGGGAAAAAGTTTATGTTTGATTCCTCAAAGAAACATTGGGATGGCGCTCGTTCAGACATTAATCATTTTATTATTAATGACCATGGAAACGTCAGATCTGATTTTGTAGAGGTTTCTCCTTGCGATGCTATTCAAAAAATCTGTGATAATGCTCCATGCGTTGCACCAATGGCAGATTTAGCCCGCAAGGAAAAGACGTGGCTTGAACCTGAATTGGTTACAGTGACAACTAATGTTAAGGATTTAGATGCTAGATTGTATTCCAATTGTCCATATTCCATTCAAAGACGTATGCACGTTGTTATAGATGTTTTTGCGAAAACGGAATTTCAACGTGTTAAGGATGGTGTGTGCTTGGGATTGGATTCCAACAAAGTACTGGAGAAATACACAATTGATGGTCAATTTGTTCCACCTCCCTTTGATGATGTATGGGAATTGACGTTGTCGATTGCTGTCCCTCCTCCCAATCTTAAAACTGGTGCTTCATATCGTGTCATTGAATGGAATGGTATCAAGATGGAGCGTGTGGACATGTGCACTGCGGTTAATTATTGTATTGAAATGTTTCACAAACATCGACGTGAGCAATTTGAATTGGTTAGTCTGCAGGACGCACGCTCCAGTGACATTGAGTTGTGTGGAGTAGATGGATGTGTTCAGATTAAGAGTTATTGCCTTAAACATAATTGTTTGGGCAAATACACTTTTGACATTAGGAAAGATGGCACTGATAGTTGTCATATAATATTGGATAATGACCACAATTTCGATAGCCATAGTAATGAGGAAAATGATTATGCGCTCGGGAAACGTGCAAAGAATGTTTGTCAACAAGTGGGCAATTTGTTTCATGACAAAATTGTAGGGGATGCTCGGCGTTCTGCTGAATTTTTGGAGACTACGGTTTCTGCCGGAATTTTATTTGCAGCTAGAGCATTTGTTCGACGTTTTGATTGGATCACTATTATACCCACCAATTGGGTATATAATTGCCATTTACAAAAAATTTTCATGCTTTGCGAGGCACGAAAATTACGTGACACATACGTCAAGAAGACTGTGTTACAGTGGTCGGTTTTGGGAGTTTTTGGCATTTTATCTAAGAATGTTGCAAAAGTTAACAAGTGCGTAACCTTAGGTACTATGGGCTTAGGCCTCGGATTTTGCGCAATAAGGCAATCTCATATGGTTAAGATTGTGAAAGAAAGTTACGTTTCAGAATTGGCCGAACGAAATACATTGCATCCTATGCTTCAAGATATTCGAGATAAGCATTTAGCGCGCGTTTTGAAGGCCTCAGCCATAATGGGAGTTGCGTACACTTTGGCTAAATTGTACAAACGTTGGAGAACTCTTGAGCCTCAAGGATCTTTGGAGCCAAAGAGTATGGAAGACATAGCCCAACGAGATAGTGAGGATAATGTATGGTCAGGAGTTGCAGTTCGAAAACTTCCATTGACCCACAAATCTTTCTTGAGTTGCCAATCGCATTTGAGAGATATTATCGAGAAAAATTTAGTTTATGGCACTGTTGAATCGGGTGATAAAAAGCTTATGGTTAATGGATTGTTTCTTCG